GCCGCATGACCTCCATTCAGGACGTAACTCATCTGCGCCCCGGTTTTAGTTCAGCCATGGAACCTGGACGGCCGGATTCTCTCGAACAACGTATTGTTTGGCTTGCTCCTGCGTCGGGCGGCCCTCGATCACCTCTATGGGCACTGTCTCAGTTAGTAGAAAGTCGGGATTACCGCTCAGGCGCGTATGCTGGATTAAGTCCAGCAGAATCATTCGGACTGGCATGGAAACTCTTTCTGCATGGCTGTCGCGCCATTCGGGCACGAGCCAGAAGGAGCCTTCATGCTGGATAACATCCATCGTGTAGACGGTACCCTCATTGCCTCCGCTAAAGGCAAGCCGAGCCTTGTAGATTTTCATGTCACCCCCCTTGTTGGCGGGGCGGATGGTAGCACCTCCGCGAGGGTTCTCCCATTCCCTGTTTCGAGTGGCTGCCGTAAGCAGCCTGTTTCCTCCCAGGAAGGTTGCGTCGAGCAACCCAACTCAGCCGGGGCCAGCATTGATGGCGCAAGCCTGTTGGTCCCGGCTCTTTTCCCAATACCTCTGAGCCACAGCAACGATGATAGCGGCCCCTGCCGCGTCGTGGTGGCTCATCTCGGCTGCGAGCCTGCGGAGGCCCGCGCAAATCTCATTTCCCGAGCCGAGCAAATCAGCCGTGGTTCTCTCGTCGCCAAACGGGCCACTGCCGATCTGCTTGCTCGTGCCGAACATGCTTTGAATAACTCCCTCAAGCGTGACGACCTCAACCTAGGAGATCGTCATGGACAAAAAATCGGTCGGAATACCCAGTAATTTTCGCGAAGAAAAGGAGCGCTACCCAATGACCGCAGCAGTTGCAACCTACACCGACGCGAGAGAGGGCTTTGCGCAAGCTCTGCGCCGCTGGGCTGGTGACTGCAAGTCGGCCTGCAAGAAGATCGCTCGCGCCGCTGATTGCTCGCCTCGTACGGCTGAGAACTGGTTGGCGGCAACGAACGGCCCGAACTACGAGGGCCTGCTTGGTCTCCTGGCTGAGTCCGATGAGGTCTTTTACGAGGTGATGCGCCAAGCCAACCGTCTCCCCGACGCGGACCGCCTAGCCAAGCTCAAGAAGCTAGAGGAAGTGCTGACCATGATGGAGGCAGCGGAATGATCTTCGCCCTCGAAACCCACAAATGGCGCGGCATAGGCCGCAACCATGACCTGCTGCACTTCTGGCTTCGTCTCGGCTGGTTCTCTGTCGGCTTTGACCGCGTGCTGCTGAGCGATCTTATCCGCAAGCGCCGTGAAGCCCTGATCAACGCCCGCAATGAACTGGCCACCCTGAAACGCAAGATGGAGGGGAAGTGATGGTCGAGAAAGTGAATGTCAGGTCTACCGCCACATTGCCCATCGCTGGACTATTGGGCGTGGCCTTCGTGGTCTTGAAGCTGACCGGCTACATCGACTGGTCGTGGTGGTGGGTTACAGCACCGTTCTGGGGCCCATTTGCACTGGTGGTTGCGGCGTTTGTGGTGGTGGGGGCCGTCCTGCTCTGTATTGAGTTTTTCCGGTCTCGCCGCTGAGCCATGGAGGTGAAGTGATGGAGCAAATCGCACAAGCCATCCTCGGCGGTATACCGCTGCTCATCTTCGCCTTCTGTGGCGTCGTCCTTCTCTATCGGTCTGTGACGGAGGGCTAACCCATGCTCGGCTACCTCATTGGTATCGGCCTATTGGCGTTCATCATCGCAGTGGTCCGTAACTTCGCGGAGATGTGCAAGTAGGTGACATGAATGTCCTCGACCTTTTCTCTGGCATTGGCGGCTTCTCCCTCGGGCTTGAGCGAGCAGGAATGCGAACAGTCGCGTTCTGCGAGATTGACCCGTTTGCACGAGCCGTGCTGCGAAAGCACTGGTCCGGCGTCCCTATCTATGAGGATGTCCGAACCCTCACAGCAGAACGGCTCCGGGCAGACGGAATTTCCGTGGATGTCATCTGCGGAGGGTTCCCGTGCCAGGACATTAGCCCGGTCGGCACGCGAAGAGGCATCGCCGGCGAGCAATCTGGCTTGTGGCGCCATTACGCCAGATTGGTTGGCGAGTTACGACCAAGGGTCGTCTTTGTGGAGAACAGCGCAGACTTGCTTAGACGGGGCTTTGGCGCCGTACTCGGGGACTTGGCCAACTGCGGGTATGATGCGGAGTGGTCAGTCTTTTCGGCTTGCCGAATGGGTGCGCCACACGCACGAGACAGGCTGTTTCTCGTGGCATACCCCAACAGCGAACGACAGGAAGCCCGCTGGCGAAAAGGAAATGCGGATGGTCTTGCGCCATATGGCCGGCGAGTCCATCCCGAATACGTACATCAGGCTGCGGTCTCAATTGGCCGCACGATCTGGGCTGCGCCTGCCAGCGAACCCCACGTGGGTCGAGTGGCTGATGGGGTTCCCTCTCGGGTGGACCGCCTTAAAGCCCTCGGAAATGCCGTCGTCCCGCAGATCCCGGAAATCATCGGCCGCGCAATCATGCGAGCGGAAGGGCTGATCCCATGACCCTCCACCCCAAGCCCCGCTTTTACTTCTTCTGGCTCGGTAGGGAGGCGGAAGGGCTGTGATCACCTTCGATCTTCCTCGGCCTCCATCCGTGAATGCGATGTTTCGCAATGTGCCAGGCGTTGGCCGCGTCCGCGCCAGCGCATACCGCACATGGTTCAAGGAGGCTTCGGAAGAGATGATGTTGCAGCGGGTTGGGCAGCCGGTGCCAAAGCCACCTGTAGCGGTTTCCATCTGCCTGCCAGACAGCAACGGCAAATCCGACCTCGGGAATTATGAGAAGGCGATAGGGGACTGTCTGGTGAGCATGGGCGTGATCCCCGACGACAATGACAAGTATGTCCGCAAGATCACCCTGGAGGTGGGCGCCCCCAAGGGCCGCTGCATCGTGAGAGTGGAGGAATTGGGATGAGCATTTTTGATGACCATGAGTTTATGGCGCAGGCCAAGAGGGAAATTCGTGAGTTTATGGTCACTGGCCAAATGCCGCAAACATGGAATCTCCAGCTCCCGCCCGAGGGGCGGTTGACGATGCGGCCTGGGCCCAAGGCCACCGTTGACACCGACGCGAACCGGAGGGCCCTAGCGGCCCTTATGTCGAGGGGCGTCTCGATAAGTCGCGCAGCGCGCGAACGCGGCCTCAACGCGAATAGCATTTATGGCCTCATCTTCCGTTCTGGGGGGAGGGCGGCTTTTCTGGCGCAATGGGGTGGGGAGAAATGAGGGAGGGGCAAAAGCGTATTCTGTGGACCCCCAACGAGATCGCCACCTTGAAGGCAATCTTGGAAAGCGGCGGCCCATATCAGGACGTTTGCAACGCCACTGGCCGCACGATTTCCAGCGTCATGGATAAGGCTTGGTCGCTGGGCCTTCGGTCCAAGAAGCGCGCCAAAAGGGAGCATTACCGCCCGAGCCACAAGCCCAAACCGTCTGGGCCAACGACTCCGCGTTCGTGCATGTGCTGCGCCAGGACGTTCCAATCAGAAGGCAAGCATAACCGGCTGTGCTTGGAATGCAGGCGCAAGGATGGTGGCTTTGAGGATGCCTCCATGCCGGGGAGGTTGTCGCTGTGACATCTGCGCAACACGTGAGGATGAAAGCGCCTACTGCGCCTAATGTAACATCTCGCCATTCTGTTGATCGTGTGAATAATGGGTTGCGGTCGCACCAGACGAGGGAGCCATGACCGCAACAATCTCCGTCAAAAACTTCGAGAAGTTCCAGCACTACAAGGACCGCTCGCCGCCTTGGATTAAGCTCTATAACGAGCTGCTGGACGACTACGAGTTCGGGCGCTTGCAAGATGCTAGCAAGTTGCACCTCGTTTTGATTTGGCTGCTAGCAAGTCGCTCCGATAACAAATTGCCGTGCGATCCGGTGTGGATTGGCAAGCGGATCAATGCCACTGAGGTAGTGGATTTGGACGCTCTGATCGAAGCCGGTTTTCTCGTTAAAAATCAACCGCTACAGAATTTGGAGCATGCCGCTAGCGGCATGCTAGCAGAATGCTTGCCTAGAGGGAGAGTAGAGACAGAGGGAGAGGAGAGGGAGAGTTGCGCGCCTGACGGCGCTGACAAGCCATCCCGGAAGAAACCAGTTCGCCCATTCCCCGAAGATTTCGCGTTGGACGAAGAGTTGGCGGCCTATTGCCGAGCAAAGCTCCCGGCGATCAACCCGAAGGTCATCTTCGAGAACTTCAAGAACCACCACCTGGCCAAGGGCACCCAGTTTGCGGACTGGCGGGCGGCCTTTCGGACGTGGGTCGGTAACGAGGTGAAGTGGAAAAAATGATCTTGCTGCCGCACAACGTCGACGCCGAACAGGAATTGCTGGGTGCAATCCTGGTGAACAACATCGCCTATCGCAAGGTGGCGAGCTTCGTTAAGCCGGAGGATTTTTACCATGAGGCCCATAGGCGGATTTTCGCCGCTGCCCGCCTGCTTATTGACCGGGGCGAGATTGCAAATCCCATCACCCTGAAAACCTTCTTCGAGACGGATGGCAGCCTGGAGGCCATCGGCGGGACCAAGTACCTCGCCCAGCTTGCGGCAGCCGCAACCACCGTGGTCAACGCCGAGGACTATGCCCGCGTGGTGGTCGAGCTGGCGCAGCGGCGGGAACTGCACGCGATTGCGACCGAGGCGGCAAATGCGGCGATCAGCCCGGAGATCGACATCCCGGCTTCCGATCTGATCGCAGGGGCCATCACCGGCCTGACCAAGCTTTCTTCCATCGGGCTCAAGCCGACGCTGGATAACGGCGTGGTGGCCCTCCAGGTAGCCGAGGAAATGGACAAGCCGCTGCCATGCTACTCGACGGGAATTCGTGGCTTTGACGAGGCCCTTGGCGGCGGCCTGTACGAGGGCAAGTGCTACGGGATCGCGGCCCGCAAGAAGGTGGGTAAGACGATCATGCTCGGCACGATCAGCCAAAACCTGAATGCGGCCGGAGTGAAGCATCAATTCATCGCAATGGAGATGAGCCCGAAGGAGGTTGAGCAGCGGGCGATTGCGCGGGCATGCGGCTTCAACTCCATACAGTTCCTCAAGCGCGACGACCGCAATCTGAGCATGAAGGTTGCGAACTATGCCAAGCAGGCCAAGCGCAACGTGCTGTATGAGGCGGCGGCGGGCGCAAGCCTGGACGATCTGCGCCGGATGGTTTCCACGGCGGTTGTTCGGCATGGGATCAAGGGCTTCATCCTGGACTACTGGCAGCTTGTCGGTGGCAAGCCCGCGAAGGAGACGGAAGCCTATCACCTTGGTGCTGTCGCGCAGTGGATAGCCGATGCCTGCCGCAAGCACGGCCTGTTCGCTGTGGTGGCGGCCCAGGTCAACCAGGAAGGCAACACGAGAGGCGGCGAGGGACTGAAACTCGCCTGCGATCAGTACTACACGCTTCACCGCGAGAAAGGCGAGGATGTGGCATGGCTGGAAATGGAAGAGAGCCGGTACACGATGTACCAGAACGTGGGCTCGGACCTGTCCCCGGGTTTGAGGATGCACCAGCACGGGCCACACTTCGTGGATATTTCGACCCCTACGCGGATGAGCGCATGAATCGGCCTGTCAGCCTGGGCGCGGCCGTGGCTGTCGTGCTGGGCAAGATCGCGGAGAGGCAAAAGGAGCGCGTGTGATGACCTCTAAGTATCTACGGGAGGCGGCGGCGAAGCTATCGGAGGCTGAGGCAACATGTGGCTGTGGGGGCAAGCACGGGCGCTGCACGGTTGATGACTACCCGCTGGCTATCGCCGGCAACATCCGGGAAATGCCGCTTCCATGACCCCAGACTACCGCATACGCACCAGCCTGGAACGCAAGACAGCCAGCGGCAGGACATTGAAGGACACAATTGCCGATCTGCTGGCCCACTACCGCAAGCACCGCGTAGTTATGATCTGGCTGGACAAGTGCAAGGACGAGACAATGGCGAAGCTGCACGAGCGGGAATTCCTGGACCAGATCGACGCCATGAAGCGAAACGACCAAGTCCAAAGCAACATAGAGAGGATGGTGAGATGAGCGAGTGGCGAACTGACATGCAGAATGCACCGAAGGATGGGACTCACCTGCTACTGAGGGTCAAGCCCTTTGAATGGGACGGCGGCGGCTTCAAGGAGGACGTGACCATGACCGGATATTGGGACAACGTGGATGGCGCATGGTGCGGCACGACCTCAAACTGGGACGGCCCGTTCGTGAAGCCCTACGCATGGCAGCATCTGCCAAATCCCCCCACCCAAGAGCGAGGATAAGACGGATGAGCGAAGAGCCCAAAGGCGTTGATTGCGAGTGCGGCCACCATACGCCGTTCGGAGGCTATGTCTGGGCTCACTGGGATCACCGCCTTACGCATACCTGCACAGCCTGCGGCGCTAAGCACACGGTTTTCCGCGGGAAGATCGTTGCAGACGAATCCACCAAGGAGCCCACCCCATGACAAACACAGACAACACGAGGTTTGTTAACGGGAAGGGATGGCAGTTTCGGAAGCCCATTCCCGCCATGACGCCTGCGGACCTCCGGGCGCTGAAGCTTCCCCCTGAAGTCACGGTCGAGGAAATCGAATCCAGGCTCAACGAGGCTGTTCACACGCTGATCGCCCTCCCTGACCGGGACAGGGCGTGGCTGACACCCAAGGCCAAATGGCCGGAGACGCTTCGGGAAGTCGCGGACGTATGGGCGAACGCCGTAGCAGCCGGGGCCTTTGAGGCGATGAAAACCCGACGCCCTACGCCTTCTCCGGCGGCAATAGACCGGATGATCCCGACACTTCGCTGGCTTGAATACGTGGACGAGCGGGATCGCGTAATCATCTGGCTTCGTGCCTTCAAAACCCCTTGGTTCAAAATCGCCGGGATGCTCGGTAAAAGCGACAGGACTGCCCAGACATGGTATCGCAACGCATTAGAAAAAATCCGGGTAAGATTGGAGAGGTCCATTATGAGGGCAATCGCATAGCCAACCGGAAGGCCCAGGGTTTTCACGCCCTGTATTTGATCACTCCCAAGGGCAAAGACGGTCCCTGCAAATTCGGGATTGCTGACAACCCCCTGATGAGGGTGTCGGTCATTCAAGTCGGCAACTGGGTAGACCTGGAGCCCCGCAAATGGTGGTGGATGGCCGGCCGCCTGCTGACGATCCGGGTTGAAACCGAGCTGATTGAGCATCTGTGCCGGGCGGAAAAACATATCCGAGGGGAATGGTTCGACATTGCCGCCGATGAAGCGCAGAGCCTTGCCGAGGCCACTATGGAGAAAATGGGCCTTCCATGGATCAGCGAGGAACGCCTCCGCGCTCTGGAAGATCAAGCCATAGCCCAAGTGATCGGTTTCGCAAAATAAATCTTGTGTTTTTCGCTTCGGACTGGCATATTGCCCTTAACGTGCGCTTATTGCGCCGCGTTTCTAGTTCGTTCCAGGGCTGCCCGTAAAAAGGCGGCCCTTTCGCATTTCTGGAGACCCATGCCCATCACCCCCAAAGTCGGCCAAAGCTACGAGACGGCTGGAGGCCATAAAGCCACCATCCTCTTCAAGGCAGACCGCCCCGATAAGGAAGGCTGCGAGTACGGCGGCTCAGTAAAGCTGAATGGCCATGACGAATATTCATGGTGGACGCCAGAAGGCACCGACCCTCGGAACACCCAATACACGCTTGCCAAGCCCTGGCCTGCTGACGACGCGCGCCAATACCAGCCCATCACCCAAACAGCAGATGGCGTATACCGGGCTATGGCAACGTTCTATTCCGACCTACCCGCATTAACCCATGACTGGACTCGCAGGGGTTGCGCATACGCGCTGCAACTCGACAAGGACGAGTCTGGGGAGCCCACGGCAGCCGTGGTCAAGCTTAGCTGATTGGCTAAAGTAGCGCGCGAGTAGCCAAAGATGCCCAAAGGTGGATCAAAGCCCGGCGAGCGGCGAGGCGGTCGTCAGAAGGGCACTCCGAACAAAGTAACCGCCTCGATCAAGGAAGCCCTACAGGCGGCCTTCGATGAGGTGGGCGGCAAGGATTACCTCGTGAAGGTCGCAACGACCGACCCGAAGGCGTTTTGCACGCTGATCGGCAAGGTAATCCCTCAGGACGTTAACCAAAAGCTGGAAGCAACTGTAACCCATCATGACGGCGTTGACCGCCCCCCACGCGAGAGCCGAGAGGAGTGGCTTGAGCGAAAGCGGCGTGAGTTCAGCATGGTCGCCCCAGCCGGGACCGCAGACTGAGGCCATAGCGGCCGACTGGTGCCCCGAACTGTTGTATGGCGGAGCTGCGGGTGGCGGCAAATCGGATTTCCTGTTGGGCGATTTTCTCCAGGATGTGCCCACTTACGGCCCGGCATGGCGCGGGGTGCTATTCCGCCGCACCTACCCCGAGCTACAGGAGCTTATGACGCGCGCTGCGGAGCTTTTCCCGCAAACGGGCGCAACGTGGTACGAGTCTGACAAGGAGTGGCATTGGCCCAATGGGGCGTTTCTGAGGCTGCGTTATTTGGAACGCGACCCGGACGCCACCCGCTACCAGGGCCACCAATATACATGGATCGGCTGGGATGAGTTGACCCAGTGGCCCACCCTGTATGCGTACCGCTACCTTCGCGCACGCCTTCGCAGCGCATTCAATGTGCCGACGAAGAGGATTCGGGCCACGGCGAACCCTGGCGGCCTCGGGCACATGGCGGTGAAGGAATACTTCATTGACCCGTGGCCTGCTGGCTACAGGCCAATACGGGACGATAAGACCGGCCTGGAGCGGATGTTCATTCCGAGCCGCATTCAGGACAACCGCATATTGCTGGCGAATGACCCTGAGTATATCGCGAGGCTTAAGGGCCTTGGTTCGGATGCTCTGGTGAAGGCGTGGCTGGACGGTGATTGGAGCGTTGTTGACGGGGCGTTCTTCGACTGCTGGTCAACTGCGCGGCATGTGGTTGAGCCATTTGAGATTCCCGCAGACTGGACGCGGTTCCGCTCGTTAGACTGGGGCTATGCTGCACCGTTTAGTGTCCAGTGGTGGGCTATAGCTGGCGATACGATCAAAACCGCTTCCGGGGCGGTCATCCCAAGGGGCGCGTTGGTCCATTATCGTGAGTGGTACGGCTGCACTGAGCCGAATAAGGGGCTGCGCCTGGATGCTGAGGCCGTCGCTGACGGTATCAGGCAGCGGGATGGCAGCGACAAGATCGCATACGCGGTGGCTGATCCGTCCATATTCGCCCAGGACGGCGGCCCATCCATTGCCGAACGCATGAATGGCCGGAAGGTGGCTTTCGCACCGGCTGACAATAAGCGAGTAGCCCAGGCGGGTGCGTTGGGTGGCTGGGATCAGATGCGCGCCAGAATGCGAGGCGACGAGCATCCCATGCTGTTCGTGTTCTCGACCTGCAAGCACTTCATTCGGACGGTTCCGGCCCTACAGCACGACCCAGACAGGCCCGAAGACCTGGATACTGAGGGCGAGGACCATGCCGCCGACGCCGCTCGCTACGCCTGCATGTCTCGCCCTTATGTGCGGGACAAGAAGCAGGACCGCCCGACCACACCGGCCTTTGCCTTCGATGAGAAGGTGGGGCTGATCAAGTCCAACATGACGATTTCCGAGCTTATCGAGCGCCAGTCAGCGCGGCGCAGACAATACGAGGACTGACGATGGCAACATTGATCCTGCCGTACACCGCTGCCAAGGCGGTGACGCTGCATGACACCAATTCCAACCCCTGCGTTGCCTTTTACGTGGGCGGCGCTGGCAATCTGGCTGTCACCACGGCGAATGGCGACAACGTGACGCTGAATGGCTTGCTGGCTGGCCATATCTACCCCATCCAATGCACGGTGATGAAGGCGACCGGCTCGACCGCGACTAACATCGTGGCCCTGTTCTGATGGAAAACACTCAGACCGGCACCTTCGAGACACCGAAGGACGCCGGACCCGGAGGCGAGGGGCAGGTACGGCTTTGGCTGTCTGCCCTGGACCTTGCGGAGCGCGAGGAGAAGATTTGGCGCAAGGCCGCCGAGAAGGCTATCGAGACGTACCGCGATGCCAAGGCGTATTCCGGCGACGATCTACAGCCCAACCGCCAGAAGCGTTATAACATCCTGTACAGCAACACGGAGACGATGGCTCCGGCGTTGTTCAATTCCAGTCCGATTCCTGATATCCGCCGCCGCTTTGGCGACCCGGACCCTGCCGCCAAGGCTGCCAGCCAGATTTTAGAGCGCGGGATCAGCTACAGCGCCGATCAGTATGATTTCCACACCGTCATGGCATCCGCTGTCATGGATATGCTGCTGCCCGGCCGTGCTGTCACCCGTGTGCGCTACAAGCCCACGCTGGGCAAGAAGCGCGACCGTATCGGCGTGGTCAAGAACGATGCGGGCTATTTCCGGGCTTCCGACCTGGGGGTTGCGGAAGATGAGGCCAGCGTCAAGAAGGACGCGCGCGGCTTTTACGTCGAGGGCGACGAATACGAGGCGAAGACCTATGAGGAGGTCTGCTGGGAGCATGTCCAGTGGGCCGACTTCCGCCGTGGCCCGGGTAAGACCTGGGATGAGGTGCAGTGGATCGCCTTCCGGCATTACCTGACCCGCGCCGAGGTCACGAAGCTTAATTCCAGGATCGGCCCGACGATCACGCTGGATGTGGTGCTGGGGCAGGACGAGGAGAAGAAGTCCAACGGCCCGGTTGCCGACATCTTCAAGCGCCTGCTTGTCTGGGAAATCTGGGACAAGGGCACCAAGTCGGTCAAGTTTATCGCGCCGAGCTACAAGGCTGAGCCGCTTAAGGAAGAGAGCGACCCGCTGGAGCTTGAGGGCTTTTTCCCGGTACCGCGCCCGCTCTACGCCGTGCAGACGCCCGAAACCCTCGTCCCGACCGAGCCGTACCGGCTGTACAAGGACCAGGCCGAGGAACTGAATACCGTTTCGATCCGGCTTACCCGCCTGATCCGCGCCTGCCGCTTCCACGGCATTTATGCGGCTGCGGAGGGCGACGACAGTTTCAACCGGATGCAGAAGACCGATGACGGCGATTACACCCCGTCGCAGTCGGTGTTCCAGTTTGCCCAGAAGGGCGGGATCGGCAATTTCGTTTGGGAAAAGCCGGTCGATAAGGTCAGCCAGGTCATCGACCGCCTGTCTGTCCGCCAAGAGCAGATCAAGCAGAACATCTACGAGATCACGGGTATCTCTGACATCCTGCGTGGATCTACCAAGCCGAGCGAGACGGCCACGGCCCAGGACATCAAGGCCCAGTGGGGCAGCTTGCGCTTGCAGAAGATGCAGGCCGAGGTACAGCGTTACGCCCGCGACCTGTTCCGGCTGGCAGCCGAGATCATGGCCAACAAGTTCAGCATGGAGACGCTGACGGCCATGACAGGCATCGACCTGCCCCCGGAGGCCGTGAAGCAGCAAGCGGCCATGCTCCAGCAGGCAGGCCAGCAGGTCCCGCCCGACATGGCGGAAATGCTCAATATGCCGTCGCGTGAGGAGGTTGAGGCGCTGCTGCGCAACGACGCCATGCGCTGCTTCCGTATCGACATCGAGACGGACTCGACCATCCAGGCTGACACGGCCCGGCGCCAGCAGAACCTTGTCCAGTTCATCGAGGGCGTGGGCTCGTTCATCCAGTCGATTGGCCCGGCTGTGCAGGCGGGTGCCATTCCGATGGAGTTCGCCAAGAGCTTCCTTGTGGCGGCCTCGCGGGAGTTCAAGCTGCCGCGTCAGGCTATGGATGCGATTGAATCCATGCCGAACACCCCGCCGCAGCAGCCGGGGGCAGAGGCGGAACAAGCCAAGGTGCAGGCTGAGCAGGCGCGCACCCAAGCTGAGATGCAAAAGACTCAGATTGACGGGCAGCTTGCCCAGCGCAAAGCCGAGGCGGAAGAGCGGAAACTGGCTATGGAAATGGAAATGGCCGAGCGCGAACACGCCATGAAGATGGAAGAGATGATCCTGTCCCACCAGCAGAAGATGGCACAGATGGCCGCGCAGGCCGCCATGCCCAAGCCGGAACCGACAAGACCCAACTAACCCATGCGATACGTCTGGAATAACGGAAACTGGATCGAATACGACCCGGTCGAGGCCAAGGCTGCGCGCGCCAAGCGTGCCTCCATCGCCCCGATGATCTGGCGGGACATCCCTGCCTACAAGTCCCCGCTGGGTGACGGCGTGATCGAGGGCAGGGCCGCGCGCCGCGAGCATCTGAAAGCCACGGGTTGCCGAGAGGTCGATCCCTCCGAGTGGAAGCCTGTCTACAACAGCGAGAAGCGGGCGATTGAGAACGGCGCGGACTGGGCGCCGAAGCAAACCACGATTGCGCCAGAAGAAGGCACATCGTTTGAACGGAAGGCCGTTGAATGAGCGATATTGCAGATCCGTTTGCCAAGCTCAGCGAAGGACTGGGCGCGGTCTATGACAGTGTGAAGGATGAGGATAAAGGCGCGGGCGGTGTTCCTTCTTCCGCCGCCTCGCCGTCCGCAGAGGCCGAGCCGTCGCCTTCAACGGAACCGGCCGAGTCCCCGGAAGCAGCCCAATCGAATAGCAGCGGCGAGCGCCCCCGTGGGCCGGATGGCAAGTTTCTGCCGAAGGACAAGGCGGAAGAGGTCAAGCCGGAAGCCAAGCCCGAGGGCGATAAGCCTGCCGAGGTGAAGGCTGCCGAAGAACCGAAGAAGACTGAACAGGTTTCGGACCAGTCCGTGACTGGCGGGATTCAACCCCCGACCAGTTGGTCCGCTGCTGCGAAGCAGGAATTCTCCAAGCTGCCGCTGGCCGTTCAAGAGGCCGTAGCGAAGCGCGAGATGGAGGTTTCCTCCGGCTTCAAGCAGTACGGCGAGCGCGTCAAGTCGTATGAAGCGATCGATAACATTCTGAAACCGCTCCAGCCCCGCCTTCAAATGGCCGGGATGAGCAGTCAGCAGTTCATCGGTCAACTTGTCGCCGCACACAATGCCCTAGAACAGAACCCTCAACAGGCTCTTGTCTGGCTTGCGCGGCAATACGGCGTTGATCCGGCTCAAGTGATGAACCCCGGGGCCGATCCTGCCCAGCAGCAGGAGACGAACCCCGAAATAGCTGCCCTCAAGCAGAAGATCGCTGAACTCGAATCCGGCGTGACCGCCCAGAAGCAGGCTGCTCAACAGGCCGCGCAGATGGAGGCCCAGACCGAGTTGCAGCGTTTCGCGTCCGATCCCAAGAACGAGTTCTTCGAGCAGGTCCGCCAGGATATGGGTGTGCTGATCAGCGCCGGTAAGGCGACCGATCTGGCCGATGCCTATCAGAAGGCGTGCCGGATGAATCCAGAGGTCTTTCAGATCATCCAGGCCCGCGAGGCCGACCGCTTGCAGAAACTCGCTCGGGAAGAGGCCGCGAAACAGGCCGCAGCCGCCCGCAAGGCGGCTACCACCAACGTATCCGGCACCGCGTCCACCCCAGGACAGGTGCCCCCGATGCGTCAGTTGATGGAAGCGACCTATGATCGACTGAATGGGGCGGCGTAAGCCATCTGAAAGGATAGAAAGCTATGGCTTCGCCCAATGCCACCTTCACCGAAATGGTGACCACCACCCTGCGTAACCATCCGACGATGCTGTCGGATGTCGTGTCCACCCATAACGCCGTATGGCGCCGCCTGAACCTCAAGGGCAACATCAAGCTCTTGGACGGCGGCTATCAGATTGTCGAGCCCCTGGATTTTGCCGAGAACGGCACCTTCCAGCGTTATTCGGGCTATGACACCCTGAATATCGGCGCGTCTGACGTGCTGACTGCCGCCGCCTTCGAGTGGGTGCAGGCTGCCGTCAACGTTGTGTCGTCTGGCCGCGAGCTTCGCCAGAACTCTGGCCGCGAGCAGCTGATCAACCTCGCGGAGGCCCGCGTCAAGAACGCGATGCGCACCGCCGCGAACTATATGTCCATCGACATCCACTCGTCTGGCGCTCTTGCCAACCAGATGGGCGGCTTGGCCCACATCATCCAGAACGATGGCACGGGCACGGTGGGTGGCATCAACTCGTCCACCTACACCCAGTGGAAAAACCAGTTCGTCGAGGCGACCGGCTCCAACGCTGTCACGAGGTCCAACATCAAGGGCTTCATGGAGAGCTTGTGGCTGTCGTGTGTCCGTGGCACCGACCGCCCGGACCTGATCGTGTCGTCCAACGACTTCTTCGCCCTGTATTGGGAATCGCTGTCCGACTTGCAGCGCTACACCAATGACAAGAGCGAGGCGAACGCGGGCTTCCGCTCGCTCAAGTTCAACGACGCCGATGTCATCCATGACGTGAACACCAACTTCACCAGCACCGCCGAGAAGATGTACTTCCTTAACACGGACAGCATCTACCTCAAGGTGCACCGTGACGCCAACTGGGTGACGCTGGACGAAAAGACCAGCGTGAACCAGGACGCGGTGGTGATCCCGATCATCTGGCAGGGCCAGCTTACGACCTCGAACCGTAAGCTCCAGGGCGTCCTCATCGACGCCTCGTAACCGAAAGGAGATACGATCATGGGTTACGTTGTCGGGATCAATCCCACTCAGACCGTTGCCAGCCTGAACGAGGGCAAGGGCTTCGCGCTCGGCACCCTCGGCCAGGACAATGAGGGCAACGTGTATGTCTACTGCCAAGCCAGCGGCGCGATCACTGGCGAGGGCTATGCCTGCTTCATCGATGAATCGTTCCAGGCAGCGTTGCTGTCCACCTCGAACGATGACTTCGGTGATCGTGTTGGCATTGCCCCGGTGGCGTTTGCGGACAACGAATATGGTTGGGTGCAGGTCTACGGTATCTGCAACATCCAGGTTGCCGCCAGCGCTGCCGCCAATGCCGTGTTGATGACCACTGCGACCGCAGGTCAGCTTGACGACACCGCCACGGGCGTTTCGGTGGCCGGTGCCATCCTGACGACCGCGCGCGGCGGCACGGCTGGCACTGCGGCTGGCTTCATCAACTGGCCGACCATCGGCGCCACTGTGGCGTAACGGGGAGGGGGCCTTAGCGCCCCCTTCTCCCTTTTGAAGGAGGATATATGAATATCAATGGTGTTGAGGTCGAGGCCCTTGCGGAGGGGTCTTTCGAGCAGCGGGCGCAGGAGCGGCCTGCTGTTGTCCCCGTGAAATTCTGGACGACCTACGAGAACAATCCGGCCGACATCCTGAACCCGATTGCGAAGGACTGGGTTCGTTGGGCCAAGCGCGGCAACAAGGGTGCCGAGACGGTCGATAAGGTCGAACGCATCCGCAAGCACGACAAGGCCATTTGGGAAGTCATCAAGCCCTATTACGAGCATTGGAAGGGCGGGCGCGAAGCCCCGGTAAATGGCACCCCGCTGGAGAAGCTGCCCGGCATGACCGAGGAAATGCTGGAGCGGTTCCGCGCCCTGCACCTGCGGTCCATTGAGGACGCGGCCAGCATGACCGAGGGCGATATGGAGCGCATTGGCTTCGGTGCCCGTGATGTGAAGGAGCGCGCCAAGGCGTATCTGGAGCGCAACCCGCACCAAGCCACGCAAGCGGCTGTTGCGGCTACCAATGGCGAGGTGAAAACCCTCAAGCAGCAGGTCGCAGCCCTTACCGCGATGCTGATGCAGAACCAAGGCAGCAAGGGTGAGGCCGTGCCCGACGAGGTTACGGAAGAGGCCCCGAAGCGCCGTGGCCGCCCGCCAAAAGACGCTGACGCAGCGGAGTAACGGCATTGTCCCTCCTGACCCTCGTGCAAAGGGCCGCTCTTAGGATCGGCCTGACGCCTCCATCTGTCGTCTACAACTCGACGGAGCAGAACGTCAAGGAACTGCTGGAGTGCGCACAGGAAGAGGGTGAGGAGCTTATGCGCCGGGGGACTTGGCAGGTCCTCCGCAAGCAGCAGACCTTTACGGCGGTGGCCCAGGAAGTCCAGACGAGTGCGGTCCCGAGCGACTTCGACCGCTTCATCAACGAGACCTTCTGGAACCGCACCAGGAAAATCCCTTTCTGGGGGCCGGTGACGCCGCAGGAATGGCAGACGTTGCTAGCCTGGAATGCGTCGCCCGTCACCAACACCTTTACATTCCGTGGCAATGACATCCTGATCACGCCAAACCCCACTGCCGGGGATACGATGGCGTTTGAGTACATTTCCAAGAACTGGTGCCAGTCCTCGGGTGGCACGGCCCAATCCGCATGGGCCGCCGATACCGACACCGGAATCCTGGACGAGAAGCTTATGCGCCTGGGCGTCATCTGGCGCTACAAGCAGAAAAAGGGCTTCAACTTCTCGGCCGATCTGGAGAACTACGAAACCCAAGTAAAGCAGGCGTTGACCAAGGATATGCCGATGCAGACGGTGTCCTTTGGCGATACGCAGATGCCTGGCCGTTTCCCCGGCATTGCCGTGCCGCAAGGCTCCTGGAGCGTTTCGTGACCACGCTGATCACGGAACACGCCAAGGACTGGCAGAAATGGGCTGAGCTTGTCGCCCGCCTTGCCGAGCCCGTGACGCTGCCCACTTACACGGTTGCCACGCTGCCTGCCGCCTCAAGTTGGACGGCGGGGATGATCTATGTGTCCGACGAGACGGGCGGCGCAGTCCCAGCTTTCAGCGACGGGACCAACTGGCGTCGCGTGACTGATAGAGCGGTCGTCAGCTAATGCTCAATACATCCTTCCTTGGCCAGTCTGGTGGCGACACTGGACAGGTAATCACTGGATTCAACTATCCCGCTGCGGTGGGTGGGCTGAATCGCCGTGATGCCAAGGCGGCCATGCCGATTGAGGATGCCAACATCCTGGACAATCTCATCCCGCGTCCGAATTGGGTTGAGCTGCGCCGGGGCCATGAATCCTACGCTACCGGCATGACGGGGCAAATCCGCACCCTCATGGAGTGGGCCGGGCCGTCCAGCCGCAAGTTCTTCGCCGTGAACGGCGGCAACATCTACGACATCACGAATTCCGGCGCCGTTGGCGCAGCCGATGTGTCCGGGCTGAACACCAGCGATTGGCAGCA